CCGGGACAATCTCAACGATTGCTTCCGGGCTCTGGGGTCTCTCCAGACTGAAGGCGAGTTCTTGGATCATGAACTCGTCGTGAGAGGGTACAAACCTCCCTCCCTATCTTACTCCGGGACGGTTCTCGCTCCGGAATCTATTTCAAACTTAAAATCTGAAATAGATGCTTTAGCTCTTGAGCTTGACTCGCTTACTGAAAAGTTCGCAGAGGTTTGCTCAGAGTCTTCAAGTCTACGGGAAACCCTAGACCTGGAAAATGAACAAATGTTGAAAACATTTGAAGAAGTTTCTTCCAGGGTATTGACCCTCAAAGAACTTAAAGACAAGAATCAGTCATTACTGACGATCCTACAGCAAGTCGAGAAAACTTCTCGTTTGCCAATAGTCAATCCCCCAGTTGGGAAGTTGTCTATTTCTGTCAGATTACCTCCTTGCGGGGATAAGCTGAAGGATGAATTCAGGAAAGCACTGCTTGGATACCTCCAGCGGTTCTTGACTGAATATAAGCTGTCTCAGCTTGTTCAATTCATCGACTCTGTTGATGAATCAGACTTTAAGGATGGGATTCCCCGTCCTCTTACTTTAGCTGATCGTGAAAAATTAGCTAAAGCTTATGGTTCCCAATCTTGTGGGCACCTTAAACTCCGGGCAGCTTTAATTGCCTCCTGGAATCGAGTCTCTGAGGTCAAAGTAGAAGGCTTTGATCGCAAGGCTCTAAAAATAAAACCGAGTAAGCCTCAGGCTTCTCCGGATACAACTCCTACGCAAATGTTACATATGCTCGGGAGTTTGTTCGGGATAGGTTCTGAAGGGCAAGCCCTTCTTAAGGACCCATCTGGAACAACAGGAATAACTGCTCAGCAGTTATTATCTGCTAGTACTGGGGCAGCCCAGTATCATGCTGAGAGAGAACGTGAATGGTTCGATCTCGGCAATAGCGACGGTATGAACGGTCGTTATTTTGGGTATTCCCTCAAGTGGAAGGGAATTCCGAATATTACTGAAGCGGAACACAAACAACGTGTAAAATCCGCTCCAGAGGGTTACAATGAGGGTTACTACGCTCATTCTAACTCTTATGAGGTGGGATCAACATCATATGCTGGTCCCGATCAGTTGGTTCTAATTGAAGAACCTACTGAACCAAGTAAGGAGAAACCGTCTATTGACTCTCCTCAATCAGTCCTTTGTAATACATTGGGCTGTTCGAAATTGTGCTTGGGCCCTGGCAATTTTTGCCATGACCATACTTGCACTTTTGAGTCGTGCCCTCATGAGCGTCGACTCTTCTCCTTGTTTTGTGTAACTCAAATGGAGAAAACGAACAAGCCGAAGAAATCTTCTTCGCATGTTCATAAGGGTACCCCAGGTTCTGGGGGGTCCTTAGTCTGTAATTGCGGTGCTAGGTATTGCCCAGACTGCAATAAGTGGTTATCTCTCTCGAAAGAGGGATTTACCACTCATAGGAGAATATGTTCTCCTAGCCCTGAGGTCCCTAAGGGACCTCCAGTGCCTACTAATCCTTTGGTGGATCCGAGGGATCAGTTGATCATTACTTTGCAACAGCAAATTAAGGATCAAACTGCTCTAATAAAGCAGTTAAGCGATCGTTTAGATCTCTTGGTTAAACAACCAAGTCCTCCTGAACAGACTAAGCCTGTTCAAAAGAATCCTGTGCCCTCACCTAAGGTGAAGGCCACTAGGATCCCGCCGCCTGACCCTACGGTTCGGACGACAGAACAGCCTTCCCGAAAAGGAAAAGGGAAAGCAAGGGACGAAAGTCCTGTCTACCAACCTACTACATGTAAGGTTGATGACTGCAATAATTGGGCAAAGAAAGGGTCCAATTACTGCTCTCTCCACATTTTGAACCGTGGAGTTGAGCGTCCCAAAGGGTCAAACCGACGGGACGTTCTGCCTGAAGAGTCTTATAAGGCTCTTCGTGTGCACTTTGGCTGCAGAGATCCTCTGCCCAAAGACCAAAGAGATGCCTTATCCTCAGAGGAGAAGAAGGCTTACTCTAAGAGCGTGTCGGTCCCTAGATGGGCTATGCGCGCTGTCGAGATGGGAGGTCCTCCTGCTCTCGAACGAATTCAGGCTGGCAAACTTTCAGAGAAAGATGTCAGGTATAATCCTGGTCCTGTGATTACACGGGACGGGGCTTTGGACCTTTGGCGATTAACTCGTCAAAAGTTCAAGCAAATACCGCTTGTGGCGAATCCACAAACGGCAAAAGAACGGCAGTTCTTAAATGAATTCCAACGCCAGCGTGCTATGCACAACCGGGCCGGAATCAGAGGTATTTTGCCTCGTCTAGGTCGCCACCTTAATGGGGAGACCTGGAAACAAGTGAACGCTCGTCTAAAGGCGAAGCGCTCAGCATCCTCAGGAGGTGAATCTCCTGAAGATACTGTTGCCCCTTCTTTCTCCATTGAAGAAAGAGTGGACAAGTTGACAGAAGCCCTTGAGCTTCTTGCTCAACTAATTCCTAAGCCCAAATGATTGAATATCATAGGGCCTTGAAAGGTTTATCTCCCAACCCCGGGAAGCATATCCTTTCAGAACCAGCCGAAAGGCTGGCCAATAGCCGGAAGTTATGGTTAACTTCCGGTACACCTTCGAATCAGACAGTTGTCGGATTGGGGGAATTGATTACTGTCCCCTTACCGCTTAAGGTAAGGAGAGTAATCTTGGAGCTCCCGTATTTCGGAAAGCTTCCGCGCCATTTCAGGGCGCTGTCAGGTTTAACTGCTCAAAAGAGCATTTATAAACTGAGAAACCGAACATGTTCCTTAGGACATGCGGTTAAAATCATTCGTGAGCACTACCGTGCTAC